AGCGTCGCCCTTCAAGGTATCGAGCTTCATGTACTTGAGTACACCCTCCTCAAACCTTTGTAGGTTTTCGAAGTGCTCCATCTGGTGCGCATCAATCTCATAGAAAGTCTCAGCGTGTCCACACGTAAGACATCTCCTACGAATGCGCATCGCTGGAACCCGTTGCCGGACAACAGCTTCCCGGGCTCTTGCTTCTGTGATGCGGAAAGTTTTATTCCCGCACTTAGGACAAAACTTCATTGGTAATCCAGGCTTGATTGTTACAAATTCGCCAAGCGTGCTTTCGGTCAACACCGAACTCCTCGCTTAGCTGGGAATAGCTCCAGCCGCTTTTCTGCAGCCGGCGCATTTTATTAACGAGTTCCTGGGTCAGGATTGCTTGAAAGTTTTCCTCACCCGGTTTGAACCGGCGCCCTTTTGGCGGTGCTGTCACTTCTCGTTGTAAGCCTCAGCCGCGAGTTTATTCACAAGCCGGTTCAAGTACCACTGGGCTTTTCGCGCATCCTCATAAGGATCGTTTTTCAGCCACATCCGACTGATGTACTTGATAACCTGCCATTGGAGGCCACCAAGCACAGCATCGGGCGCCGCCTTCACCCAGTCTTCCAACACGTCAATCACTTCAGTTTTCCCAGCCGTGTAGTGACTGGGGTGATTGACGTTATCCACGACCGACAAGTTGAACTCGTTCATCAGCCTTTTGAGGTTTGAACTTTGAGGTCGCCTTGGTAGCGCCCGGTCACCGAATAGTCCTTATTGGGCAGGAGTGACATCTTGTGGAACACAATCTGACCAATCCGCATCCCTGGCCACAGTGGCACCGGATGCAGGCATCGAGCGTTCTGCAGCTCCAGCGTCAATCGCCCGGAATACCCGGGATCGACATAGCCGGCCATCAGATGCTCAATACCTTCTCTAGCCCGGCTGGACTTGAGTGCCAACTGCCCGGCAACAATGTTTGGGACGTTGAATCGCTCCAGCGTCTCCGCCAGCACGAACTCATGTGGCTGGAGCATGAACGGTTCTTCCTTCGTACACCCAGCAATGGAGAACGGCTGTAGCTCAGGCGTCGCCTTGTCCTCGATCATCAGGTTCTCGCCCAACCGAACGTCCAGGCTGGCCGGATTGACCAGCTCTGGATCGAACGGATGAACAAGCCCCCGCTTAGCGAGACAGACAATCTCGTAGTCGGGGAGGATCGACATCAGGCCGTAACTTCCTGCTGGAGTTGGACGTGCTTCCAGGTCTTGCCCCACTTGATGCAGTTGACAGTAGTTACATGTACACCGAAGTCCTTGGCGATCTTGGCCACGGACTTCCCACCGGCCTGCAGCTGGCGCTTAATCTCCAGCACCTTGGTCTCGTTCAGCACCGCCACACCACGCTGCCCCTTGCGGCTGGACACACGAGTCTTGGCTTGAGACTTCCGTACGGACGTTGTACGGACAACCTTTTCCTTAGAAGTAGTCAGATCCAGCTCAACGCGCTGGGACGTTTCGAGAAGAGTGTGGGCAGCGGCCAGTGCGTCACTGATCTGCTGGAACTGAACGTCAGAAAGAATGTGCATGATGATGATGCTCGAAGCGGGTGAAGTGTAGTACAGGACAGAGCTATTTGTTTAGCTCAATCTGAATGGCTGCCTGGAAGTAGCCAGCCATTTTCATGCGGCGGTATTCGCCCTTGGCCTCGTCGGTCTGTTTGTCCTCCAGCAGCTCGTACCGGTGCCGGGACTCGTTCAGAGCCGAGAGCGTGTCGATGTTGAGCATGGACAGCTCCTCATCGGCCAGCTTCTCCAACTCGTTCAGGTAGACAACCCGATTCAGCAGAAACGAGCGATAAAAAGGAATCAGTGCGTTTTCAGTCATAAATCAGCCGAAGTAATCCCGGCGCTTTTCTTCGACCCAAGCATCGTATGCCTCCCGATCAGCGAACTGGTGCTTGAAGCAGTCCGGCACCGAAGTGTTGGGGCGACGCGGCTGACTGTGCAGCTCGCGCAGATCGTTCCAGTTGTACCCGCGTGATTGGCGGTAATAGTCGGCGTACCAGTCAGTCATGCGAAAAAATTGGGGTCTTGGTGTTTTAAGCGGGTGAGATCAGTGAGTCTCAGTTTGAGAATCTCGTGGATGGCAGCGCTGGCGAGTTTGCTGGAGCAAATCGTGTCGCTGGTGGTGAAAACGTAGATGAGGTGGCGGTAAAGCTGGGTCAGGGTGCGGACCTTGACCCAGTGAGTATCGCCAGGGATTGGCTCGGTGCCGTATTCCCAATCGTCGTAATCGCTGGAGTTACGGAGATCCCGCGCCTCACTCGTCGGGATCAATCGGTGCCCAGTCATCGACACGTTCGGCGATGAGCTTGCAGAGTTCTGCATCAGTTGCCGGAATCAGGTCTTCATCCGAAAGGTAGAAGGAGCCTCGGCACAGGGCAGAGCCGTACTCTTCTGGGTCCCATTGCGTCGCGTGGTGAGTAAGAACCACCTCGTCAACAACAGCAATGACGCGGATGAGGCCATCGGGATCAAATTCGAGGCTTTCAATGTCCAGTACCCGGTTCACTTGGTCTCCTCCACAGCAGTCTGACGAGTAGAAAGCGAATCCATCCACTGGTCCCAGCTCATCTTGAGGAACTGTTCGAGGTCCTCCAGCTCTTCAAGCCGAGCGATGTAGAAGGACGGGCTGACGATGCCAGCCTCCTCGATCTCGGTGATTTTCTGCTGGAGCACTGCCTTGGCGGCCAAGACGGCGTAGTACCAGGGGCTGAGCTTGAGATTGTCGATTTGAGTAGTGTGATCCATTTACACAAAAGAAAAGAGCAGGCCATCTCTGACCTGCCCATAGCGTTACACAGAAAGAGTCAGCGGTCAAGTGCTGGGGCAGCTAGCTTTGGGACTCGAAACCTTTCTTGAGGGTCTCGAAGCGTCCGCCGACGGCAGGCGACGGTGAGGGGAGGACTGCTCCGGCAAGCTCCCCACCTGCCACCCCATCAGCCCCACTGCTCGGCCATAGCGTTGGCAATTCCTTGGTAAGTCAGGCTGCGTTGCTTGGCGCGTTCATCAGACGGACCGAGCTTATTTTGACCAGAGGGCGTCTGATTAAGCCAAACACCGGATTCAGGTTTCTGCACAATTTTGGTTGGTTCCAGTGGCGGAAGGTTTTTAAGCCATAAGCAGGTTTTCTTTGATTCTTGGTGGCCAAATTGCCACGGGTGTATGTACTGAGTGGGTTTCCTTATACGCGTCGAGATGCAACCAACAGGATTTTCAAGTGCAATTTTTTCTATAGGAGCTTCGAGTAATAAACCAACAAAATTTAAGGCGTCTTCGGTTAGCTGCGGATCCCGCAAACCCCTTGTGGTCCAATGCATCCCAGACGATGCGAGATAAGTACAAGGCGGAAATGCAATCAACAAATCCCAATTGTGATCTGGGTGAAGTAGTGCATTTACATCGCCTTGATAGTGCTTACCTGGAGACTCTGTGGGCAACAAATCGCAGCTAAGGGCATAGTGCCCCTTGGCTGTAAAAGCATCACGCACTCTTCCGCTGTACTCACAGGCAACAAGTACGCGAAACATAAAAAGGCCCCTTTCGGGGCCAGGTTACATCAAATTCTCCGGCTGCCACCTATTCTTCAACACCCAATGCGGCTGGTTCGTACTGGGTCAGCACGGACACGTCCGCACCCTGCCGAAGCGCCGTCCCAACGATGTACTGGAACTGGGCTTGAGCGTCGGGGCATTCCTCGATTTGGTACTCCTCGACCTCGTAGGCCATGCCCTTCCGATACCACTCAATCCGCACCACGGCCATCAGCTCGTAGGGGATATCCCCGACGTTGTACCCCAGGATTGGCTTCCTGGGGCGCTTGGGCTGGGGCGGTTCAGGTTTAGCCACGGGATCCCTCCAAAAAACCCATGCGGCAACCCGCAAGAGCCCTAGGAAAAAGTTAGGCCGGCTGAACGGAGTCATCAGTCCCATGCCTGGGCGGCTTCCTCCATCAGCCGATCCAACTCCTCCTGGGTGCGTTCTTCCTTTGGGGATACATGCAAATCCTGTCCCATTTGAGCAGATCCCTTGGCATAACTGGGATTAGCAATGGGACAGGGGTCAGGGGTGTCCCATTGCTTTTTGCGGTTTTCGGCGGTGTTTTTGGCGATGGTCTCGGCAACGGCCTGAACCATGCCCGGATTTTCCCGCTCCAACCGCTCAGAGCAATGGGACACCTCATCTACCTGTCCCATTGCTGTTTCCAGTCCCTGACTGGGTTCTTCTTCAATGGGACACTTTTTTACACACATATCACGCGAGAGCACAGCACGGTATTTATTGGCAGGCTTCCCACCGCCAACAGCTGGAACAACTCCAGCAACCTCAACCAGCCCCCGCGAGACGAGGCGCTGGAGCCCCTTACGGATACCGGGCACGCTGCCCTCAATCAAAGAGTCCGAGTCGAGGTCCGTCTGGCTCATGGCCCTTGGGTACACAGCCCGTAAGCGGTTAAGCACCCGATCCACAACAGATGCCGGACTGGAGCTTTCCGCATCCCCATCCGCAAAGTCGGTGAGGCTGAAGGTCAGATCGTCCTCCAGCTTCATCAGGAGCGTGCTGCCATCCCGGCCAGCCCGTGATTTCTCCACGGAGATCAAACGGGCATTGGGACCAACCCGCTCCAGCTGCTTCTTGTCAGGCCGCCGCAGCCCCCACACCTCATCCACAGCGTCCCGAATAGCGGTGCTGCCCCGGAACCCGCCGCTCTTGTTGGCGTGGTGAATCAGCAGGATCGTGCAAGCCGGGAAGGTCCGCCCGTTGTTGTTGGCCAACCAGTAGATCGGGCTGGCGAACTCTTTCTTGTTCTCATCGAAGGCCGAGCCCCGGCTACAGCCCGTAATCGAGTCGATGATCACAAGCTTCGGCTGGTGCTTCTGGATCAGCTTCGTGAAGCGGAAATACCAGTTCAGATCCCACCCCATCACAACGGTCACGGGATCACTGGCGGTGAACTCCAGATCCCGCATCTGCTGCTGAACCTGCACCTCGCTCTGGTCCCCGTTGAGGATCAGCACCGACCCCTGCTGCACTGGAACCAGATCCCCCCGCACGTTGAAGGGCAGCCCCCGTGCAACGTGCTTAGCGATGGTCCAAGCCGACATCGACTT